TAATGGACCACGTCGATGCAAAGCTTCTCGACAGCAGCAAACTTTTCAATCTGAGCATCGAAAAGAAACATCCAGAACTCGCAAGCCTTGCTGCGAAGCTGGCGATCACTTCTCCTTCGATTCCTCAAAAGAAACAAGTTCGGAATCGTCACACCATCAGCAAGCTTGCTGTCAAAAAGATTTCTCTTGATGAGGCTCTTGACCAGCTCTGCAACTACAGGAGTTTAAAAAATGTCGGCGCTGCCATGATCGTCGACAGTCTCGTTGGTGGTAAGTGCTTGACCATCCGAGAGATTGCCGTGAAGCAGGTAAACGCTTTGTGGAACCAGGACGTTGATGTTCAGTCTGAAATCTTCTCTGGCTTCAAGCGTGTGCAGGGCGAGTTCAAGCCTTTTGTTGCTAAGCCTCAAAAGGGTCTCATCACTTACCACAGCTCTCCTGTGTACGGAGCTCTTCGTGACGGCACAGCCTTTTTGAAACAGACTGGTTTCGTCAAAGTAGAGGACAGCGTTGAGTATGGTTCAGCTGACAAAAAGCTAACCGGCACAGAGAATCATCTTCAACGCAAGGTCTATCGTCTTGAGCTCACCGAAGCAGGCAGCGTACTCGCAGATACCTGGGGCGACCTTGACGAGTTTATTTTGAAGTTCTGGAACACTCGTAAAGCCTGAAAAAAAATCGGGCTAAACTCAAGGGACCGCGAATTAAGCGGTCCTTTTTTAATGCAATGAACGTCAACTACATCACCAACCGCCGAGACTTTGAGTCTGCTTTAGCGGAACTGTGGACACTCCCAAAACTTTGCGCTGACTTTGAAACCACGGGGCTCGATGCTCGAGTGCATGAGCCAAGACTTTTGCAGCTTTGCACGACTCAAGAGGACGTAGAAGACAGAACTATTTACGTGATTGACTTCTTCAAGTGCAAAGACATCGATGGTCTGAAAGCACTCATAGAGTCACGCCAGATGCTTCTATTCCATAATGCCAACTTCGACTTACAGTTTTTCCTGAAGCTCGGAATTGATTTCAAGAAAAAAATATTCGATACTTTTATCGCTGAGCGGTGCCTTCGATCAGGTTATAAAGAAAAGAAAGTCAGCCCCAAAACTGAAAAGGTTTTCTTTGGCGACGTCAGCTGCTCTCTCAAAGCTGTAGTCGCAAGAAGATTAGAAATTGAAATCTCCAAAGAACAACAAGTTTCGGATTGGAGTGCTGAGGAATTGTCTTTGGATCAAATTGAATATGCAGCTAGAGACGTAGACATCCTCCCTAAAATCGCTGGTCTTCAGCTGAACGAGCTTGCGGCTGAGAACCTGCTTGAGGTCTACACTCTCGAGAGTCAGGTAATCCGCCCTGTGGCACTGATGTGTCACTATGGTTTCGGTGTAGATGTCAGTAAAGTAAGAGCTCTACAGCATCTAAAACAGCAGGAGCTTGACACAGCTACTAGATTATTTTGTGAGTCCCTTGATAATCGTCTTTCCGATGAATTTAAACTCCCACGGAGGGCTGACGGGTCTATCGCCATTGGAAAGAACGCCAAAAAGGAGTTCAATCCTGGATCTAATGCACAATGCGTCCGATGCTTCAATCAGATCGGCACTGCTTTACCAACTGACGCTAGAACTGGAAAGCAAACGCTGTCTCAGGTTGCATTAAGCGAATTCGATAGCGACGACGAAACACTCAACCTCCTACGAAAACGAACCAAACTTGAGACTGCCTTAGCGCACGTTGAAAAAATTCTGACCAACATCAACCCTGTGTCCTCGAGAATGCACAGCGGTTACAACTCGTACGGAGCAAACAGCGGACGCTTCACAAGCTCCGGAGCAAAACGAGTTACAGGTAATAAGAAAAAAGAATCGTGGGGAATCAATATTCAACAAGTACCGAGAGACAAAGAATTTAGAGAGTGCTTTGTTCCGTCAGATGGATTCAAGTTTGTTATTGCGGACTATTCCCAGATCGAGCTTCGGCTAGCGGCTGAGCTCATCGGCATCCCTCAAATGATCCAAGCTTTTCAAGAAGGGGCAGACCTGCACTCTCTTACTGCAAGCCTGATCTACCATGTGCCAATCGACAAGGTGGAAAAGTCGCAGCGTCAGATGGGAAAGACCCTGAACTTCGCGTTGCTGTATGGCATGGGTTTCAAAAAATACAAAACATATGCTGCTAGTTCAGGTAACATCATTTCATTATCTGAGGCTAAGGTGGCTCATTCAGGTTTCCACCGTGCCTACCCGCGACTCAAAGAATGGCACCGAGAACGAAACGCTATGGTTCAGGACGGCTGGACTTATGTCAGGACACCTATTGGGAGGAGAAGGTTGCTGAGTTACGACGACGCGGCCATGACCACCTGCGCCAATACCCTGATTCAGGGAGCAGGGGCGGACATACTGAAGCTTGCAATCGCCCGCCTAGGAAAATTAGTAAGCGATGATTTCCGTCCCATTGCCACAGTGCACGACGAATTAATTTTCGAAGCCAAAGAGAGTAAAGCAGACCACTTCAAAGAAGTGCTTGAGACCGAAATGAAACTTGCAGCTGAATCCGTTTTGAGTAAAGTTCCCGTTAAATGCGACGCAAACGTCGGAGACTCCTGGGCTGAAAAATGAATTTGATTACTGTTTGGCTTCCCGAAGACGAGAAACGCGACGTCTTTACTGCTAAGACCGACAGCGGATATGTCGGGTGCGTCAAAACCGATAAGTGCATGATTATGACTAAAGAGTTTTATGAAAAACCTTTAGTCGCAGCAAACGCAGCTAGAAAATTAAATAAAACTCTTAAAGAAAATGGTCTCATTCAAGAGACTGTAAAAGTTAAAACACAAAAAATTAAAAAGACAGATAAGGCATCAGAGTGTAAGTTAACAGGAAGATTGTATACAGATGAGCAGCGAAGCGCTATGCCACTTCTCAGTTTTAGAGAAGTATGGATTGTGACTCGTAACGACGAGTTCGTTTTGGACTGCCTTAATACGAAAAAGAAATTACTCTGTTCATACACAAAAAATAGAGAAAAAGCAAAACGATTTAAAGATTACGAGGAAGCATCAAGAATTTCTAGAACATTAAAATCAGTCTGTGGTCCTGGTTTCGATATCAGTCGCTATTGGCTAAAAAACAGCTAAATTGAAGTATATGTAATTAAGTCTGAGAATGACTAGCTCTGGTCTTCGTACAGCTGGACGTTTATTTGGTATCGACCTGGCTGGATTATTTAAAGACGACGAAGATGGCAAAGGCTTTCTTGGTCTTAACCCCAATTTGTCGTTCAGCACAACTTCTAAAGGTCGAGGCGGTGCTCTGAGTTTCCGTCCACAGCAGCAAACTGGTGTCACGTCGACGCTTGGTTTCGGCGGTGCCCAAGGCGGAATCAATAATATTAATGTTGTAGGAAGCAACTTTGGTCAGGGAAATATGTTAGATGCTCCTTCGACAGAGGAGCCGACTCCTACTCCTTCCGAACCCGAACCTACTCCGACACAGCCTTTCTTTGAAGCCCAAGACGTCCAGTTCAGCCGGTCGCCTATGGATTACACCAAGGATTTGAGTAAGCAAGAAGCTGTAGGAAAAGCAAATCAGCTTCTGCGTCGGACACTTGGAGATAAAATTGGCGATCAAGAAACTTATAACAGACTTTTTGATCCTCTTTTGAAAGATCTTCAAAAAGGTGATGACTACGGATTTGACATTGATCGTCTGTACAAAAACATTCGTGCAGAAGGTTTCGAACCTTATAAAGACGTTATTACCAAAGCAGGCGCTGCGCCTTTTGGAGGAAAAGGTGCAGAAGGAGGAGCAGATGCTTACAGCGCTTTCGTAAACCAACAGTTTTCAGCTGATAAACCGTTCTTCGATCAGGCAGACGCAGGACGTCGATTCCTGGAAGCCAAAGCTTTCTTCCGTCCCGGTGGAGACGACACCAAGTTAGATCGGATCGGTCAGATTCAAAATCGTTTTGATGCTTATGAAATGGGCTTCAAAGGACAAGGCGGCGATGCTTACGGAGACACTGGTTACAGAACTGGAAACGTCACCGGAAGTCTCAAACCTTTCTACGAAACTTATTTAGAGGGATTAAACGCCACAAACCCACGCGCATCTGCTCCTGACTCACCAGACCGACCCGCTCAAAGCAACCAGAAAATGATGTCGGGTGATATGCCCGCGCCAAAAGATCGCTTTGAAGATTTTGATTACGCCGCGTACGGTCAGGGAGGTTTCGGTCTCCAAGATGTCCGAGCACTTATCGATAAAGGAGCGACGTCTGACGAAATCTTAAAGGTTGGCAGACGCGCCAAAGATAGAGGTTTAAATGTCGGTCCTAACGTCGGCAACCTGTTCAGCGAACTGATGGGCTGATCTCAAAAAGTCCGAGGGGTGTTACACTCTTCGGACCTTTATTAGATGATGTCTTCTGAGGAGTACAGCCTTTTACTTTCGAAGGCGCAGATTGAAGTAAAAATATCAATCAAAGCATTCGACGCTGCCCACGCGCAGGCGCAAGCACTTGATATTGCTCGAAGTTTAGAAGCAGATAGATTCGAGCTGGGCTACGGCAAAGCCAAACAAAACAGGCTGAGTGAACTGTTTGAAAAATTAGCTTTCAACGATTTTGATCACAAGCAATGTTTTGACTGGGAAGGTTCAGTCGTAAACAAAGTCCCAGCTGTGTATACATTGGGTAAAAGATTTTATGTGCGCCCGCTCATACTCGGTTACTTAGATATAACGAAGGATGCTGTAGTAAAAAATATATGCAAGAATCCATTGTGTGTAAACCCATACCATAACCAGTATTTACATGAAAAGAATTCAAAACTTGGTGGCGGGGATCTCCAGATGCTTTTA